GCTCGAGAGGATCTCGATCTCCACCGGGTCTTCGGTGGAGTAGGGCAGCGCCTTCACCTCTTGGATCAGCGAGTCGCTCGAGAGGATCTCGATCTCCACCGGGTCTTCGGTGGAGTAGGGCAGCGCGAACACGTGCTCGCGGCCGTTGCGGTAGCGGATCGCCTTCGTCGGTTCGGTGCGACCGGGGATGTCGAAAATCACTTGATCACCTCACTTTCAGGGCATGAAAAAAGGCCGCTCACTGGCGGCCTTCGGGGAGAGTTATGTCGGGTTAGAACTAGGCAGCGGGTTCTTTGTAGAACGGGCGTGCTTCTCGTTTGCGGCGATACCAACCGGTGTCCGCTTCGAAGTCGTCGCCTCGGGGCTCGGTGAACACGCGCACGTGGATGGTGCCCATCATGCCGTGGTACCCCTCGAGGGCCATGCGGAGCTGTGCGTCTATCGCGATCGCTCCGAGGAAGGTCTTAGACCAGCTGGAGAACCGGACCAACGGCTCCACGTAGTCAGCCAGGTGAAGCTCGCTGCCGGTGATCACGTGGTAGACCAGGCAGTCCTGCGTGGTGCCCTCGGGCATGACCAGCGGATAGATGCGCTTGGACACCAGGGCTGCCAGTCCGGCATGACCCTCGAGGTAAGAAGTGAGTCCGGTTTCGAAGCTCATACTGCCTTCCTCACAAGTTCGCGCAGAGCATCGCGAATCTCCTCAACCGCCTCGTCCTTCTTCTCCTCAAAGGCCGGACCGGCGCTCGGCCGCGCGGCCATCCTGCTGGTACCTTCTTCGAGGAAGTACGGATATGGCGGGTCGGTTATGTTGGTGCCCACCGCCACGTGCGCACGGTGTGGGGAGCTGCTGCGGTGGTGATAGCCCATATCCTGTCCCTCAAAGTCGGGGGCAAGTTCGGTGTGGCCACCGATGTGAATGGAGCGGCGGTACTGGCCGGTGCTCTTCGTGGGCTGCTTGGTGGGCGGGCTGCTCTCGTTGTGAGGCGCTTGCCGCTTCCACTCGTTCTGGACCACTAGTGCGCCAGGCACCAAAGCGGCCTCTAGAATCTGCCTCTGTGCCAGGCTTTCCAGCGCCCGGAACTTGGCGGCCAACGCGGGCCCACCTGTCACCCTGGCCTTGATCATGTGGTCACCTTCTCCACCTCGAGCTCGCAAGCCAGCTGCTCTGAGTCACGACTGATGCTTACGATCTGGTAGCTTGTGCCGTCGATGCTTGCCTGCATGGCGGTGGTGATGCTCGGATACTCGCCGGGCAGGAATATGACGTGGGTCGCTGTCGTTACGGTCATGTCCGAGCGCGCCACGCGAGCGGCTCGGGTCAGCGCCGTCACCGGAGCTATCCGGCAGGGCAGGCTCACGTGAAGCGCCAGGTTCGCCCAGTCCTCGATCGGCTGGCCGGCGGCGTCACGGTCGCCGTCCCTGCTCGTCCATTCCCTGATCGTGCAGGTCTGGTCGAAGAGGGGTGAGAGCGCAGCCAACATGGCCGGGCCAGTGATGGTCTGCGCTCTCACAGGTCTCTCAGCATTTCGTTGTAGATGTGGTTGCGATATGCGAACTGGTTAGGCACCATCTCGACCACGTCGAAGGCTCCATCCTCCTCGGCGGCTTCCGCCTGTTCAGCCTGGGCGCGGAGAAGGGCGGCGCGCTTGAGCAGCGCGTCGGATACCTTGGCCCCGTCGGTCTGCAGGTCCAGAATCCTGATCACCTTGAGGGTGAGCGCCTGCGAGCTCGCGATGGTCTCGAGAGCCAGGGCGGCCGAACGACGCACGTCAGTCTCCAGGGCAAGGAAGGCATCGATCTCATCATCCTCAAAGACGTAGTCAGTCGCCGAGGTGTCGGGGATCAGCAGTCGGACCTTGCCGCGATCGGTTGTGTTGACGTACGTGAAGACCATGGGTTACCTCTTCCTGGTCCTTGCGATGGGCGGTGCCGGGAGCTCAGGCTCGCGGATCTCTACGACCTCGGCCACAGCTTCAGGCTCCGGCTCGGGCTCCGCCACGGGGGGTTCCGCGGGCTCGGGCATGGGTTCCTCGGTGAGTTCCTCCTCGACCTCAGGAGCCGCTTCTTCTGCCGCCTCTAGAGGCTCTTCTTCTGCGGGAGGCGGGGTGTTTGGGACCCGGGGCTTTTCACCCCGGGGTCCCATCCACTTGCCGCAGACTTTGCAGTAGCAGCCGGCCATCTTACGGGGCCTGATGGGCGTAGCAGTAGCGGGGATCAAGTCTCCAACCACCATGCACGCACCGGACGCGGTACCGAATGTCGTCTGAGTCGAAGTCCCCGTCGAAGGGGCTGATCAGGCCGCCGCCCATGCTTACCTTGTCGGATGCCTTCATGCAGAGCTCGGGCTGCTCGGCGCCGGTCAGGAAGTCCATCTCCATGGCTTTTCCCTGGCCCGGCTCGGCGAACATGTACCAGGTCGTGTCGTCGGTCGCAGTGGCGTCGACCACTTGCAGGAACGGATCCGGGTGGACCTGGATGCCCTTCTTCGCCACGATGTTCATGGTGGGCAGTGCGACCGCCCCGGCGATCTGCTGTACGAATTGACTCTGTGTGGCCGCCAAAGCCGTGTCCTCCAGGGTCAAGGGCACCACCAGGTGGACGCCCCTCACGGAGATGGGCTCGCCGTTGGGGTCGGTCTGCGCAGCCATGAGTGCGAGCGTTGCCGAGATGTTGGTCGGGGTGAGCGGGAGCACACCCAGGTTGGTCACGTTCTGGCCGTCGACGTCAGCGATGGGCGCTCCGAACAAAAGCGGGTTCGGGCCGGTGGCCGCTGCAAACAGCTCGGTCACGTGCCGGGCCTCAGTGCGGATGACCGCGTTGGCGAAGCGGTCTGCGATGTCCCTGAACGCACCCATGGAGTCGTTGATCACGGATTCCCAGCTGATATCAAACATGCGGCCGTACTTGGCCAGCTGGCCGTGATAGTGACCGGTGCCCGATTCCTCAGCGAGGTATGGACCCTTCTCGGCCACCTGGGGCAGGAGGTCGTCCTGGCCATAGACCTTGTGTTTGGTGTGGATGTTGAAGTTGGGCAGGGTCCCGGTGGCGCAGTAGGCCCTCCACTCGGCGACCGTGATCTTGTACTTGGCCAGCATGTCGTTCTGAACCAGCACTCCGAAGAGCGTGGGGAAGTCCGACGTGGTTATGGCCTCGTGCAAGGCGTGTTGATGAGCATAGCGGCTCATGCTGCGCTCGTTGCGGATAAGGCGAAGGGCCTCGGTGAGCTGCGCTTCAGAGTAGCGAGATGCGCCCACGGGCGAAAAGCCCTTCCAGTCCTCCATCAGAGAGAGGAATTCAGCCATGGTTCTAGCCTCCTTGTTTGGGCTATTTGGGATGACAAAAGGGCCGCTCGGATTGAGCGGCCCTTGGGAGGGGTCCCTGTGAGTGGACGCTACGCGTCGGTCGGGACCAAGCGGTAGAACAGACGAACCAGAATGGTGTTGTCAGCCGCCGCGTTGCCAGCTATCTCGTCGTCCAGGTTGGTGATGCAGACCGCCACGTTCTCTTCGGGGATGAAGGTCTCGGCGTGCTCGAAGGTGATGTAGCGCCACTCATCGTTAGCCTGATCGATAAGTCCGGTGGACTCGATCTCCATGATCTCAGCGCCAGCCAGGTAACCGATGGAGAGATCGTCGGCCGTCTCAGTAAAGGCGTTGGTTCCCCCATAGTTCACGACTAGGTTGATCGCAGTCGGCACAACAGCCAGATTGGCACCAGGTGCAGCGACGAGCGTTATCGGCGTAGCCTTGAGTGCTTTGACCTCGGCAGAGGTGAGAGTCACGTCGGCGAACTTGAGCACCGTGGGATCGAGCTTGTCTTCATTCACGAAGTTGTCCGCGAAGAGCGCCCTGGTGTTGGCGTCAGCCACGAACGCACCATTGGCGACGGCGTCCAGGAGGAACGCGTTGTTGATGGAGTCGGCCGCGAACACAGACAGAGCCGTGGCCGCGTCGAGCACACCGGCTGCGAACAGGGCACGCCCGGCCGCGTCGGCCGAAATGATGCCGGCCACCAGATTGGCTGTGCCTACGGTGCCAGCGCCCAGAGCCGGCGAGGGCACGTGCAACACGGCGATTGTGGTTGTGGCGCCGATGCCCACCGTTTCAAGCGCGATGCCATACGGGACGCCGCTCGTGAGATTCTCCAGGCGGTCGTTGGCGTTCACATAGAACACCGTGTCACCCACGGCGATGCCACCGCCCACGACTTCGGTCACTGGATGATCGGCCACGTAGGTGCCGAATTCCACCACGGTCTCGGTTGCAGCCACGCCTCCGTCGCCCTCGTCCAGCATGGCGATGCCGGTGAGACTGCCGAACCGCACCGCGTCGCCAGAGTTGGGCGCAGCGGGGTCGGTTACGACAACCGGCCAGGTGATGGAGTTGAGCCGGACTTTGATATTGTCAGCCATCGCTTGTTTACCTCCCGCTCGTCGCGATCTCGGCGAGCCTGGTTGCGGTTTCCTC